AACTGAGTGTAGACGTATTCACCATCAACGGGGTGGAAATATTCTTCGAAGGTTTCATTGTGTATACGTATTCCACTTTGCTCGATGGCGTTGAACACCAAGGATACTTTATTGTTATAGAATTCATTATATTTTGTTTTTTCATTGTTAATATTCGCTTTTAGATCTCCCCAAATCGTTTCACATATTTCATAATGTTTAACAATCGGTATAATTAGGTTTAATTCATGGTTATCTTGGTGTTGCCTATAGTACAATTCATGTGTTTGTGTTGTAGGTCGTATATACGTAGTAGGTGGTGGGTTTATGTCATAAAGAGCTTTGAATAAGTTTGGATAATAATGTAATATTTCTTTTTTATCCCTACAATATAATGTTTCAAATTTTTCTAATAGTTTGTCTATACCCGTATTTAACGCATTTAAAGATTCACTATGTGCAATACATACCATAAAGCCTTTTGTTGCTTCAAGTGGTCTAATATACACCAAACTTACATGGGTTTGTGCAGGATGAATAACATTACTAAAAGGGATTACTTCAATGAAAGCCTTTTTATAACTACTATTTATTAAAACATTTAATTGACTTTCGTCTTCTACTAACCAATACATTTATAACCATTTTATTCTAATATACGATGAATTTATCTAGTATCCACTCCCTCTTGAAATATTTTTTCTAATTGAAGTTCCTACTTCTCTATCAAGAATTGGAAGTTGTAAATTTTGTTCTTCTTTCTTACCTTTAAAGGGTATTAAAATACTATGTGGGGTGGAGGTGTGAAATCTACCTTCCATAATTACTCCTCTATTTGTATGTATATGGTAAAAACCAACATAATTTTCTCCAGTATCTTTAACTTTTAACTCACCTCCAGTAGTGGAATAAAATTGTTTTTTATTTTCTTTATAATATTTTAAATATCTATCTTTAAAGAAGTTAGAAAAACCAGTTAATGAATTTTGTTTTTGGTAAAGTGAGACAATTTTTTTATTCACTTCGTATGTTTCTATAGGTTTGCCTACTAATACCCAATTAATAACAATAGGCTTATACAATTGATATTGAGAGTTTTTATTTTTATTTTTAAAATTACTATAAGTATGGTTGTCAACCTCTAAATAAAGATTTGTAGTATTATGGTTTAAAAAATAACGTTGATATTCTCCTGTTTCATAATCCCCCGTAGTTGGTAATACTATTATTGATTTAGGTGGTGGTGGTAGAATAGGTGATTTTGAACTATTACGGTATCCTGGAGTTTGGTAAGTTAAAGATGGGGGTGGACTGAAAATAGGGTCAATATCCTGGTTTTTGTCATTTGTGGGAGATGGTATTAGTAGAGAAGTAATTCCATCTTGAGGGGTTTTACCTGTATAAGATTTACCATTAGAAGTAGTAAAATAAGAACCAATATATCTTTCTCCACTATCAGCTACTATAAATTCACTACCATTAGTAGTTAAATCTGTGATGATTTGGGATTTAGGATAATACATAAATTTTATAATTTAATAATAAATATTAAGATAAATACAACTCTTTTTCTTTTATTCTTCTTCTTACTAAACTTGGGTTTGGTACACCATTTTGTGTAGTTCTATACTCAGGAATAATTTCAGCAGCTTCTCTATATTGCCCCTTATTAATATATTCTTTAAGTGGGGTTGGTAAACCAGCACTTGTATCACCAATATTACCTGCATTATATACTATATTTAATAAGGCATCAAATTCTGGTTGTCTTAATGGAACTGTAATATTACTTTTTAAAATATTCTCATAACTTTTTAATTTTTCTTTTAATAATACTTTAGATTCATTTTCAGTAATTTCAGTATTCCAAGATAAACTTGGTATAACTGCTCTTGTAAATCCATAACCTATTGTAAGTGTACCCCCAGTTGATAAAATGTTTGATGTAGTATTGGAGGTAATTATAGTATCCTGGGTGAGTCTTTTTGGATTTTGTGAGGTTCCCGGGTCTTTATCATCGTAAGAATATTTACGGAATCCTTCAGATTTAATTAGTTCTTCTATAGCATTATCACTTGCTGTTAATTGATTTATGGGTATTCTATTACGGTTGTTGTAAATTGCTACTTTTATATCATCAAGAGCATCTAAATTTAGAAGATAATCTATTATTTGTTCTTTTACGACTATACCTAAACCTTTATAAATATCGGCTTGTATGGGAATTGTATTAGGAACAGAAAGTGTACCTAAAGATGTTAACCAATTATTATTAGATATTTCATGATCTACTTTTGTAATTATAAATTTTAATGCTTTAGGGTATGCCTTAGGTAAAAACTTTTGGTTAATTGTTAATGCATTATAAATTCTAATCCCAGATAACCCATTTATTGTTAATCCTAAATCAGCAGGAATAAAGCCTATTGTATTTGATGGGTTTTTTGTTTCTGTATAATTAACATTATTTACTTGGTTTATAAATCCCCTAAATAATGATTTCCCTATGTTGTAAAAATCATTATTAAAATAAAAATATAACTTTGAATCTTGTTCTTTATTAAGTTTCCCCCCAAAAGCTTGAATTAACCATGATATATAACTTTTAGCCTCTTCTGGGTCTTCTTCTTCTTGAGACTGATCATTTTCAACCCAACTTTTAACCTTAGAAGTATATTCTGCCCAAGTTACATTACTGTAATCCTCTCCAGTAACTGGACAATTATCAATATCTTTCCTTCCTTTATTTGTTACCCCATAGTCTGTAGTTTCAAGACTGTTATCATCTCTAAGTGTTGATTTTGCAAATTCTGCCCCTAATGGGTTAAAACCTCCCATATTTATTAATGCAAAGGTATACGCATCGGGTAGGATACTAAGATCAAATTCTGATTTATCCCATTTTAAAATAATAGCTTCTAATTGTGCTTTGTTTAAAGGCCAAGTATCAACTTTTTTAAAAGGTGTTGTTTTATCAGGATCTTTATATTCACTAGCATAAGCATCTTCTAACCCATCATTCCATTTAGAAAAAGCAGTACCATCATAATTTTTTGTAGATTTATTTGCTGCAGTGGCCCCAATAGTAATCATACTAGCTAATTCAGGACCTATTTTAGTTTTGAATGAAAAATCTCTTACAAAATTTGAAAATGAAGAACCTGAAGGTCCGTTAGAATAACCATAAATTTCAAAAGGAACATTAGCGTTGAATCTATTTGAAAATTTTTGTGAATTTTCAATACCTGGTATAGGATTCTGGTCTATTATTTTTATAATATAATCATTTTCTAGAATAGGTTCTAATTTATTAAAACCTCCTAAAGCACTATTTATCCCATCACATATAGCTTGTAAAAATTTAAAAATACTTAAATCTCCATCTTTTGTGTTTTTTTCTAAAACAGTTGAAACAAAATCATAATTTAAGTAAATGTTCATAATATTACCATAAAGTACTTTTGGGTCTGAACATTCATCCTCTGGGAGGAAAGGTTTTAATTTACTAAAGGCATTATAGAAATTTTTAACACCTACTGAAGTATTATCAAATTTTTCTTTAGAATCTAAATTAATTTCATCAGAAAATTGAGGCTTAATTAAACATATTTTAGGGTCAAATGAAACTTGGTTTGGAAAAACAGAACATATTTCTTCTTCTTCAGTAATAGAAAATTCTAACATTTTCTTATTATTGATAGATGGGAGACATAGTGTATTTAGTTTTGCAAGTAATTCTTGAAAAGTTAAATAATAATTAAATTTAAAAGCATCAGTACCCGTGGGAAGGTATAAAAGAGATTCATTTTTTGCTAATCTTTCTATTTTAGCAGAAGATAAGAGATTATAATCATCATTTTCTTCTAAATTAGTAAATAAACCAAAATAATTACTTTGATTTTCAGTCCATTGTTCTTTTTCTTTTTGGGATATGTCCCGAAATAAATCAATAGATAAAGTACTCGAACCTGCATTATTTATAATAACACTATCAGTTTTTTTTAATTTTTTAGTAGTTTCACTTTGATTAATTTCAAGTGTTGATATAGATACATCTGTAGCAACACTAGGTAAATTTACTTTAAGGGATTCAATAACATCACCTACTGTAATAAGTTTTAAAGTTATGTCATAGGTACCATCAGGTTGAAAACTCCAATCAAAATTAACAACTTTTCCTAAAAAACCATCATAATTAGCCTGGTATGTTTTTCTATATTTTTCAATATATGAAAGGATTTTTTGGTAACTATATTTAGGAAAATCATTAAACCATATATCTTCAATTATTGTATTCCCAGTTAGTTGTAATTCACCTTTATTATTTTTAAACTTATCAACCCCCCATTCAAGCATCATAGTATAACCTAACCTCATATAAAGTAATTCTATTAACTCAAATTGAAATAAATTATAAGCTTTCATTACTACCGTAGCTTCACGAATAGACCCACGGTTTTTACAATTAATTTTAGCAGAAATAAGTCCAGGAGCAGGAACTATACCTTGTTCTTTTGATCCTAATCCATATGAATTATTATTCCATAAATTTGATGTTGAGGTAGAAATTACACCTTTTCTAAAAACTTTAGAACCTGGTGTATCTTTTTTGCTGAGGTCATTGCTTTTTTTAGTTGGGTTTACTTGTGTTAAAGTATTAAATAGAACTGCTTTCCTAGCAAGTTGATTTCCTGTAAATTTTCCGGTATCAGGAAGTCCAATATCTCTTAATCTTTGTTCTCCCGAACTAATATTACTATCTTCATATATCCCTGTATCTATATTAAGTACTGGTTTTGACTCATTTGCACCCTCTTCTGTTTCTGTTTCTGTTAAGGGTATAACTCTTACTGAGGATGCTAATTTTAACCAAGCATTACTATTAGTTAATAAAGTTAAATCTTCTGCGGATCTTGTTTTTTTTCCGTATAATGTTTGCCGTTGAAATATTTGAGTTGAAACAAATTGTCTAAATGATTCTCCTATTATACTCATCTTTAATTAAGACTATTTAAATTGTTAAAACTACTTTGGATAACTGATGTATTAATTGGGATTCGAATTTGTACTCCTAAAGGTATATAATATGAATCTTGTGATAAAAAATTATTGGCTGTAGAAATTATCCACCAAAGAGTAGAATCTCCATAATATGAATTAGCTAATATATCAAATCTATCCCCAGATTCCGCATAAACATATATATCATCAGGGGAAAGAGGGATTTCAGGGTATTTTACACCTCTATAGTATCTAATTCCTCTAGTACCATTAATTTTATTTTTTGATAATATTTTATCTCTTTGATATCTATTCATTATTAATTTACTTTTTGTGGAACATAATTAAACTCATCGTAGTTATTATTATTTTTATTATCTAAAGCAATATATCTCTGCTCACCATACTTACTAATAAACCCACCACTACCGTTATAATCATTATTTTGTACTTGTGGTACAAAATTATGTATTGGAGTAAATGTAAAGCCTGTTACCTTAACCATCATAGGCATTTCTTTAACAGAATTATCTGATTTTATTTCATTATCCCCTTCTCCTACAACTCCTTTATCTGGACCATCAGGTATTGCTATTTCCCAAGGGGATTCTGTTGGTACATCTAAAGTTAGTCCACTCATTATACCAACTTGTTCATAACACCAACCTCCAATAGTTAATGATATTAAATTACCACTCATATATCCTGCTTCAGAATATGAAGGTGCAGTAGCAGAAGCTAAGTAATTTAATTTTTGATACATTGGTATTAATTCTTGTTTTGATTGGGCTGCTACTGTCCAAGATAATGAAATTTTTCTGTCAAATCCCTGATATTTATAAAAGTTTTCACCTCTACCCATAAATTTTTGAGCATCCCATTGTGATGTGTAACTATCACTCATACTATCAATAATAGCTCTAAAATGGATGAATGTTTTTTTATCTGGGTTTTTATTGTCAATAACCCCAATTCTAAACTTAACAAAATCATTTTTAAGTCTATCTTGTGTTACATCTGATGATTGATATAAAGGGTAAGCATTAATTTTATCTAAAGCGTGGGTATAAGTAGAATTCTGTAATTTATTAACATTACTTTGATCCGCATCTCTTTTCCCAATTGAATAACTAGATATATTTCCTCTTCTTCCAGGGTTACCTAAATTAACTCTTTGTTCAAATTTATTATTATTTGTATATTTTAAAGAATTAGGGATAGAGGTACTACCACTATCTATAAGTTTTCTTCTAAAATCTGTTATATCATTTGCTTTATTAGTTTTAGAAAATGGGATTTTTTCTTCTATTTCAGCTTGTGTCCAAACTTGTCTAGGTATTGAACCCTCTATACCACTTACTAATTTATTAACATCAGTTTCTAAATATGTTCCTGGTTGGTAAACGCTGTCATCTCTAATACCAAAAACTTTATCAAATAAACGTCCAAATTCTGTTTCAAACCCCAATATAGAAGAACGATATGTGTTAAATATACTTGTTTTAAATATATTATCTAATTTAATATTATAATTTGGAACAAATTGTTGAGGTATAAATCTACTATTTTTTAATTCAAATTTAGGATTATTGATACCAGTTCTTTGGTCTGATACCATTGTAATTTTAGTTTTTCCAACGCCTAAAGTAGCACCTGGTCCTCCACCATATGAATATAAAGCGTTTGGATCATCTTGTTTTTCATTAATTTTATTAAGTAAACCAAATAATCTACTTTTGTTACCTTCATCTCCCCCAGTAGCTATAGTACTTAAATAAGTAGGTAAACCTAAAGGATCGAAATTTGATATAGCTCCTACTATCCCAGTAGCATCTGGTCCCCCTATACCTGCAAGGGGATTTAACCCTTGTTTATTTGTATGAAGACCAATTGCATTTCCGGCTGCTTGAGCCAAAGTACCTAAAGGTGTATACACACCCTGGTTCATAGCTAAATTGTCCTGGATAAATTGTCCAATAGCGGATAGTACTGAGGATGAAGTAGATTCTTCTTGTTTGTAACGTGTATATCCTTTACTTGAATTAACATTAGTTAATGATAAAACATTTTGTTTTGCTATAAATAAAGGACCATTTGGGGATTTAAAATCAAAAAACATTTGGGCTAATCTAGAGACATCATTTGCTACTACTTTAGGTAGTAATGTCCCACCACGTAATAAAAAATCAGGTCCTCCTGTTTTTCCTACTTTAGAAAAACTTTCAGGGATTTTTGTTGTTACATAGGGTTGGTTGCTGTTTCCACCGCCAACTGTGTCTTTACCATACCTAAGAGATCTTAGGTTGGTTGTTAGATTAACCAAAGCCATTTATTATCCTGGTAAGTTATTCAAATATTTGTCTCCTGGGGGTATTGTTCCTCTATCCATTGTTGATGGAGAAGGTAAAACACCATTTGGTGGAGCTACATTCATTGCTGTTGGATCACCTTCAGTTGAATACTCTTTATGTAAAGTAGACTGTTGGAAATTTGGTATAGAAGGTGTTGCACCATCTAACCCGCTTAATTGTGAACCTTGTTGTGTTAATTTGTTTAGTAAACTCATAATTATTGATTTTTATTATAAATATTGAACTATTGTACTTCGTATAAACCTAATGGAGCCATTTCTGGTGTTTTCTTAACTAATTGTGCTAATAGTTTATTAGTTTCACTCATATCAGTACCTCCTCCTCCTCCTCCTTGTCCTAAATTAGTTCCTGCTACTAGAGTATCTTGGTTATTAAGTGCTATTGAACCTTTAGGTGTTGATAATACTCTATCCCCATATCCTGCAGGTGATATCATATCATCAGCTGTTGCATAATAAGCAGCTAAAGCTCCCATTCCTAATGCTAAACCTCCAACAACCGCAACCATCCCAAGTCCTAAAGTTCCAGCAGCCGCAGCCGCCATCTTAGCTACAGCAGTAATTCCTGCTTTTATACCTAAATAAGTTTCAAGAGCAATTGTTTTTATTAGTCCCGCATTTGCAACTAATATTGCTGCTCCTACAACTGTAAAGGCAGCTGCTAACCCCGCGGCTAAGGGCCCCATATTTTCTAAGGTTTCTTCCAATGATTTTGAAGGATCTATCATAGCATTAAAAATTTCACCTATACCATTAAAAGCCTCTAGGATAGGAGTTACTAAGAAAGAAATCATTTCTATAGCAGGTACAAGTAGATCAATTATAGGAGAAACCATCTCCATTATAGGGGTTACAAGTTGTACAAAAACATCTTTAATCTTCATCATTATAGCTTCGAATTTTTCAGCTTGACTATTTTGTTCTCTTAATCCTTCAATACCATCTTTTTCTAATTCAGCTGTTGCCTGGGCTAAACCTACCTCTTTTATCCTAGCATTTAATAATTTTTCTTTTTCCTTTGCTTCATCTCCTGTAGCTCCTGCTAATTGTTCTTGAACAAATAAAGTTTCTGCTAAAGTATCTCTATTCATACCAACAGATTTAGCTAATGCATCTTGACGTATTCTATTCATAGCTGTAAATTCAGCCGCTGATCCTGCTTGTTCTGATATTTCTTTTGCTACTGTTGCTAAATCATTATTTAAAGCTGCCTGTCTAGCTTTTTCTAAATTAATATTTTTACCTAATAACAATTCAGCTTGTAATTCATTTTCAATAGATGATTCAAAATCAAGTAGACTATCTGCTATACCTTCAACTTTAGACATTTCCATACCTAAAGCTTTTGCAGTTGCTACAGCCTCACCTATTAATTTAGGATTTTTTGCAAATGATAATGTTGTAGCAGCTGATACTTTGCCTATATCTTTTAATAGTGATTTTTCATTTAATAAAACACCATTTTGTATTGCTGACATTTTAGCTTGGGCCATAAACTCACCTGTAATGTCATTCATAGATTTACCTGTAGCTAATGAGATATTATTAATACCTATTAATTCTTCATTAGTAAATCCTGCCATATCTCGCATTTCAGTAAATGCAATAGCGTTTTCACCTGCTAAAACAACACTAGTTCCTAGAGCATTGTTTATAGCCATTTGGGTTTCTTGTATTCCTTTAGTAGTGACAAAAACATTACCAGATTCATTAGCCTGTCTTGCAAATTCTTTTCGAGTTGTTAGAGCTTCATTATAGCTCATATTTAGATTCTTAGCTAAATCACCGGCCCCAGAATCTACCCCCTTTATAGCATCTATAAGCTGATCACCTATAAATTTAGCTAATGCTAAGGGATCTGTAAGGTTCTTCATCATGGATTTACCCAATGAACCTATACCTGCTTTTAAAATTTGTACTTTACCCCCAAACGTTGTTGTTTCTGTCCCCCCTTTAGTAACTTCATCCGCTACTTTAGACATTGCATCTTCAGCATCCTTTATTCCCAGTTGGTCAACCAGACCACCCATTCCTAATTTATCTAAGGCGGATTTAAGACCACCAATCATAGCACCCCCTAGACCCATAGCATCAGAAATTTTTTCTTCTTCAGCAAGTCTTTTTTTAGCAGTAGTTAATAAATCATTATATAAAACATTTTCATTTGCTAAAGTTCCTTCAATTTCAACTAAAGCTGCTAATTCTCTATTAGACAAATCATTAGCATCATATTTTTGTTTAAGATTTGTATAAAGAGTTTTTTGGTTTTCTTTTTCAGCCTTAATTTTATCTTGAATAGATATTAATTCTTTTTTACTAAGTTTATTAATACCTACTTGATCATTTTGTAATTTTTGGGCTAAACCCGACAGGGCATTAAATGATTTTTTTGCATCCGCTAGTGGCTTACTAGTTTTTTGCATTTCTTGAACCACATTTTTAAAACCTGAGGCAATACCAGAAATATCCTTAGTAGCATCTTGAAGTTCTTGTCTAAGGGATTTAACAACTCTTTCAGCCTCATTAAGTTCCTTAACATCAAATATTTTAATCTGCTTACCACCCAATTGCTTATTAAGTTCTTGGATTTGGTCATTAAGTTTTTTTATTTGGTCTTGAGTCGCCATTGATATAAGTGGTTTTGTTATAAATATTACTACTTATAACTTGTTTTACCTTTATATGGTTTAGATGCAGCAGTAAAATCTGGGGTGTTGATCTTACCATCAGGGTTAATCATATTTTTTGTTCCTTTACCTTTACTATTTGACTTTTCGTATTCATCCTTTTCATTTTTATAGAATTTATCTATTTCAGAAAATGTGTATTTACGAAGCCATATAGGCATATTATAAACAGAATTATAGTCATATCCTCCCTTACCATGGAATAAAATTTGGTGGATGTGAGAAAAAAGAGATTTTCTAAATAAAGGTGCTGTATTAATAGTCAGGCCAAAAAAAGTTTAGGCCAATAGGGACCTCTACCTCCTCTCCTGTATCCAAAATATAGGATAAGTTTACATCTGGTTGGGTATTTTTGATATGGTCTCTAAAAGCACGAGAATCTCTGGCTAAAAAATAATTATCAACAAAGTCTCTAATATCTTTTTTTTCATCTTTTCCGTTTACTGATAATATTATATGTTTTAATCTTGTAGATAATTCGGGAGATGCATCCTTATTTATTTTTTTTAAACCTGCTATTTCTCTATTTATTTGCCTTTCATCAGAACCTGTAATAAGTTTGTATGTAATTATTGTATCTGTTGATGGTAAAGTATATGAAAATTCATTTTTACCTGCTACAAATTCAGATTCATTAAATTCTTTGTTTTCTAATGTAGAACAATCTATAATATGGGATTCACCTTTTATTTTTACTTCATAATCTTTACCATATCCTAAAATACGAGAAGCTATTAATAATGCATTTTTATCTCCTACTATTAAATCATCGGTTTTAATATTTTTATCAATAATTAAAGAATCTAATAATTTATCTAATACTGTACCTTTTTTAATATAAGATTGGTTAGATAAAATATCTTCTTCTCTAGCAGTCATGTATTTCATTTCTACTTTACCGCTTGATAGTGGATTGTCTTTTGAATAAATCAGACCTTTAGAAGGTAATTCAACCTCTTCGGTTGGGAATTTAAATTCGCTCATATAAATTTTATTTAGTTATAACTTTATTAATTCTAGTTATACATATGTAATATAAAAAAAAGCTTGACCGAAGCCAAGCTATTTTAAAAAGGAAGGGTAAAAAATATTTTAGAAATTTAAAATACAGTAATCTGGTTGAACTGTTAACTGTAATTCTACAGCAGCACTTTCATTATCCCAGTTATAATCACCGAAGTTAGCTTCTGTAATTAATGCACCTTTAATAATCCATTCAGATACGATATCACCTACAGGTCCTAATACGTTCATAGTTAAATCTTTTTTATAGAAATCACTATATCCATCTCTACCTGTTACTGATTCGTGATGTAATCTAACCCATTCCATACATGCTTGTGCGCCAGATGGAGTAATTGGATCAAATAATGTCATTTGTATCGTATTCCAAAGTGTTTTACCTTTAACGTATCTTGCAACGTTAATATGGTTTAATTGAACTGTACCTTGTGTTAATGAAACAGCTCCCATACCTTTAATTTGGTATGAAGGAATCCCATCAACATACATGATAAATCTGTTCTGTTGTTTTGGCTCAAATGCTGTATAAAATATTTCGTTTGGGTCTAATACTGCCATTTTATTGTTTTATTTTATTATAAATATTTATCTTTTTATTTTTTATTCAGGAAATGTTGCTCCAGTTGGTAAAACATTGAAATCTAAAATTACAAATTCAGCTGTTTTAGTTGGTTGTAGGTAAATTTGTCCTACTAGCTCATTTCTATCTATTACGTCTGGTGTGTTATTTGTCTCATCCATTACAACTTGGAAAGCATATAATCCTTGTCTTTGTTGTACTGATTCTAGGTATGGATTTACTTGTGCTAAGAAATTATTTCTTGTAGCAATTGTATTTTGTTCAAATACTAAGTTATCCGATACTTGAGTAATATAACTCTTAAGTGAGATTAATAATCTACGTACATTTACTCTATCTAAAGCACTTGCTCTTTTCTGTAATGTTTTCTGACCAAATACTACAACTCCGCTTCCTGGGAATGTAGCTATTGGGTTAACATTTGCTTCATATAATGTATCTCTGTTTCCAGATGTTAATTTTCTTTCTGCTCTTATTACACTTCCTAAAGCTCCTCTAATTAAACCTGCGGGTGCGAACCATGGGTCTGAAGATGAATCGGTAAATGCATATACTGCTGGAATATACGTTGAAGCTGGTGCCCAAACTGTTTGTCCAGTACCTGCATCGACTGTTTGTAACCACGGCCAATATGTTGCTGAATACGATGTATCATATCCTGCTGCTTGAGTAGTTACAGTATTTATAGTACTATTATAAGGTACTAAATCTATTACTGAAATACAATCTGTTCTATCTTGTGCTAAAGAAACCAATTGGCTTGTTTGTGCATGTAAAGATCCTATTAATCCCGGAGCTGATATTACATTAAATTGGTAATCATCTTTGTTGCTTAATAATTTTATAGATGATGTATAATCATCGGGGCTAATACCTTGTATATTTGTTGCAGTTATATTTTCGTTAAATTTAGCATCACCATTTTCAAGATTGTTACCTGTGGCACCTGCAAATGATCCTGATTCTACTTGAGGTAAACTTCCTGTGTATTGAGCTTTAGCTGCTCCACTGTTATCAAAATATAGTGGTGTTGGAGAATTTACAGCACTAATATAAGCATAAGCACTTCTATTAACATAATTACCATTAGTTTTTACATAGTAATCAGTTCCATCCTGCTCTATAGTATAATAAGTATCACCTATCGCTTTTGCTACATAATTAGCTGCGGTTGGATCTAATGATAAGTTATTATATGTTTCTAATACTGCTTTTTGTGTTGTAGTATCATTACCTCGTCTAAGGAATAATGAAAATTGTCCTGAAGATGTGTTTACAGATCCAACTTCCCATCTAATATTATCAACCGTACCATTATCTAAAGTTCCATTAGCACTATCTACTGATTGGTAATTATTCATTATTACCCCTTCAGAAATAGTTTTTAATGTAAAAGAAGGAATGTATTGTAAATCACCAGCAACTAATGTAATTTCCCCTTGGCTTGAATCTACAACCATATTTGCTGCTACAGTTATTACTAAATCCCCGACTGCACCTGTAAATCCTTGTGCTTGTAAATCCGCTTCTGAAATTGTTATTGTATCAGTATCAGCATATCCAGTACCAATAGCAGCTACTGTTACTGCTGATAAAGCATTAGCTCCATCACCTGTTACTGTAATAGTTGCTCCTGTACCGTCTCCTGTTGTTGAGGATTGTGCTATAGTAAAAGGGCCTATTACGTTTCCAATTGTTGTTGCAGCTGTATTGCTTAAAATATCCTGCCCGTTTATTAATTGTCCTGTTCCTAAAGCACCTGCCGCTATAACTAATACATCTGCTGCTTCATAATTTGAACCCGCTGCTGTTACTGTTATACTTGTAATAGTATTTCCACTTACTATAATTGTTGCTTCTGCACCTGTTCCTGTTCCACTTGTTAAGTCTACAGCTGTATATGTAGCATCTACTGCATCCGTTGGATTAGTAGTAATAGATGGTAATAAAGCATCGGTTAAAGTAACTAATTTACCTCCATCACTATTTTGACTTGGTACTTCTGAAGATGCAGGAGTAAAACTTCCTGTTACTACTCTTGTTACTAAAAGTGATTCACCCCCTTGAGCAAAATAATTTCTTGCTGCAATTGAGTTTAGATAAGTGTAATATTGAGATCCGCTTTCTACTGATCCTCCAAAAATAGCCTCATATTGAGAATAAGAGCCAACTGCTGTTGGAAGATTAACTGGGCCTTTTACTGCGGGTCCAATAATAGCTGCACCAAAAGATATTGGTCGACTTCCAATAAATGATTGATCATTTTCTCTTGCTAATACACCGGGAGATATTAAAGATTCTGCCATTGTTATGTTTTATTATTATTTATTTTGTTATAAATATTAGAAATATTTTCAAAAAATTAAGCTATTGGAGTAAATTCTCCATTTTCTAGATCAATATTACCTTCTCCATACTTATCTTGTAACTCTAAAGCTGTTTTTTGTTGAGATGTTTCTAATTCCTGATATTCTTTTATTAAATTTTTCTTAGTATTTTCAAGTGAATTAATTTGTAAATCTAACTTACCCAAACTTACTATAATTATATTAATTTTTTCTTGGTATTCTTTTAAAGGTTGTAACTCTTTTGTTGATAACTTTTTGTTTTTCATTTTGATTGTTTTAATTTATTATAAATATATAATAGGAGGGTTAAAGTTAATTTCTACTACGACCATCTGTAGTAGGATTTTGGGTTATATGAGTTGTACCTTTTAAATCACTAACAGCCTCAGTTGTTACAACAACTTTTGCTTTTGAATTATATATTTTAGTAGCATTTAATTCTTTTTGGATTGTATCTGGTATTATATACCCTCGTAATCTTAAGTTAAATTCACCTTTTACTAATCTATTTTGACCTTGAGATAATTCAGTAGCAGTTGTAAATTGATCTATAAATGCCCTAAATTGAAATCTTTCTGGATTCCCCCAATATGCATCTGAAGCGTATTCACAGGCCTCAATTACTTTGTTTAATTGTTCCATATAATATGTTTGAATTAAACAAGTATATTCTAATGTTACATAATCGGGTTGTGCTACTACGTGAAACTTTTCTACTGGGTTTCTGTTATTTAATGTTGAGAAGTTACTATAAAAGTTTTTAGAACTAAATTGTTTAGACCAAGTCCCATATAAATTAGGTTGGTTAGCATCTAGTTTATTAGCTACTGTTCTATCTTTTGAAATACTATTCCGTTTAATTACAATAATAGGTAACATTATAGCTCCTTTTTTATCTCTATAAGAACCATCTTTTTGATATTGGTTCCACCTTTCTGAAGCCCCATACATTACAGGAACATCTCTTCTAGAACCATTTTGATATACAAAAGGTTTTATATGGTTATTGAAGTAATAAAATATAGCTTCGTCAATATCTTTTATACCAACTGAGTATTGTTTTGTTTTATCTTCCTTAAAACTCATTTTAGTAGACCTGTTAAAAGGAATACCAGTTTCTTCGTAATTAGAAGGAGTATTTTTTAATTCATTTACATTATTAGGGTTTACCTGACCACCTCTATTTTCAATACCTGGAAAGGGGGTTTGTTTTTGCTGACTTAATGTTAGCTGATATTTAGGTTGTGGTTTTCTTGGTTTCGCCATTAGAATCTTTCTTTATAAGGTGAAAT